CTTATCGATACCTGATACCCCTACACATCCCTCTCTATCCATTGGATGAATATTCGATTGCTGGTATCCCACATCAACTCCTCGGCGTTTCTCAATTCTCTTTATATGTTCCATCTCTTTTAGAACGATTTTTTCGATGATTCGATTTCATTGATGATAAAGATTCATTTTTTTGGGGATTTCTGCCATATAAATTGCCCGCCTACGGCGGCACATTGATTCTCCACTGTCCACTGTGGTGAACCGCCATATAATCTATTTGGTCTATACGCCCGCCTACGGCGGGCATTGGGCCCCTACGGGGCCCTGGGGCGCCAAAGGCGCCCCCAACCCTGAGTTTTTCCCACTGTGCTTTTTGCCAAATAAAATATTTGGTCTAGTGGCGATACCATATTTATATCAACTTATTTTCGAGAATTATACAGTGGACTGGGGTATAAACGAAGTGAACTGCCATATAAATTATTTGGTCTAGAGGGGCTGGGGAGAGGGGACTATATGTGCCCGCCGTAGGCGGGCATTGGGCCCTTACGGGCCCTGGGGCGCCAAAGGCGCCCCCTTCCCTGAGTTTCCCCAATGATTCCCCACTGTACTTTTTGCCAAATAAAATATTTGGTCTAGTGGCGTCGCCATATTTATATCAACTTATTTTCGAGGATTAGACAGTGGATTTATTCCCAGTTTTGAAACCATATAATCTATTTGGTCTTGGGGAGGGAACACACTATACGCCCGCCGTAGGCGGGCATTGGGCCCTTACGGGCCCTCGTGCGCCCCGAAGGGGCGCACACATGATGCCCCATTTATCAATATCTTACTCATTTCTCGATATAACTATTCCTTTGAATATTAGAATTAGACAGTGGATTTTTCCCAGTGTAGTCTGCCATATAAATCTATATGGGGTATGGCGATAACGTATCCAGAAATGAGTGAGATATCAATATATGAGGTTTGCATGTGCGGGTGGCCATATAAATTATTTGGCGATAGAGAGATATCAATTTATACAGTGGGCTTTTCACCATATAAATTATTTGGCTTATCTTATTACCAAGCAGTGTAGGTGTGTTATTGTGTGCATTATTTGACTTGATAAACACACTCGGATTTATTCACTGTGGAACCTCCATGGGGTACATGGGGGGTCCCCCCGGGACCCCGAAATATTTAGCCATTTTGAACTTCCCAATCGACCAAATAATCCCCTTTTCTATAAATTCAATTCTAAAATAAACCATATTTAGCAAAAACTTGGGGGTTCGGGGGAGGGGGAGGGATTCCACTGTCCCTTTGCCAAATAAAAATTTACCCATATTTACATTCCTTATAAAATATCAGTCCATCATTCCCTTTTATTATACATACTCCCCCATTTTCTATAATAACTATTTTAGAGCCCTTTTTTCACCACCTAGATTCCCGGGAACTGGCCTTTCATTTTATTTGGATTGTTCACTTGATACTCCACCTGACATTTTACGCGATATTCCCTTGTTAGACACTTGATTGTAGACGAATGGTGGGGCCTTATAAATATTTATTTGATGATGCGTAGAACACTTTTTTCTTACTATATTACGGGGAGTGCTCTATTCCACCATTATTATGCCGGCCGCAGTCCCTACATATTATGCTCTTGGGCTTTTCTCTTTTTCACATACTCGATTTGTTTCTACTGTTTCTCAATAAAAAACATTGGCGTTTTTTATTGACATTTTTAGTTGGTTTTTTCAACGGATTTTTATATTTGGCTTTTTATATTTGGGCTATCAACGGAATATACTTACTACTCTACTCTATGTACTCGCTTTCTTTACTATCTTCTTCTTTGGTGCTGCCGCTACCGGGGCCGCTGCCTCTTCTACCACTGCTGCTACTGGCTCCGGTTTGGGCTCTGGGACTTTCACTGGTACTGGCTCAGGGGCTTTCACTGGCGCTTGGACCGGTGCCGGCGCCTGTTCCTCATCCGAATCATATACCACTGTATTCACTTTATCCTCCTTCACTTGCTTCTGAATATCCTCTTCATCATCTCCAAATCCTATTTGGCACACATCATTGATATTCATTCGCATATCCGATGGTCGGACTACCGCTTGAGTCGCTCGTATCGTCAGCCCCCATCCCTTTCCTCCAAACCATAATCCTGATATATGCAATACACATCGGATATTCGACATCTTCGGGATTAAATCCACCGGTGTTCTCGCCGTCTCCGACGGAAACAACTTCTCCTTCTTGTCCGAAAATATCGCAAATGAGTCTCCCCATTGACCATTGAAATATGGCACCTTCGCTCTCAGTGTCGGAGGTTTGCTCATATCATCCTTCTTTGTCCCCTTTATCTTCGGATACTTCAGGAACGGAAAGTACATATGCTTCAACACCTCCTTCGTCATTGGCTCTCCCCACCATAATTCCGAATTAGACACTGCATCATCCAATAACTTGTTCTCGAACTCCTTCAGTTTACTCAGAAACTCTTCCTCCTTCGGACTTGGACTACTACTAAACGCCAATGACAATGTATATTTCTCATTCGATTTTCCCGACTCATCCACATAATCCGCTATTCCCCAAGTCATCATCTCCGGCGTTCCCAAATACAATCCCCTGTTCGTCCTTCCATTCAAGATACTCACCGACGCACTTCCATTCTTCTCATTCATCCTCTTATTCTGATACTTCACAACATTCACCTCCCATTCATTCACACTCATAACATTCATCTCTTATTCGATTATTATTCACTCAGACTAGTTTATATTCACCAATTCACTTTATACCCTTTTCCATCTTCACTTTTTACCAAACAACATCTTCCTTTAGACGCCCTCGCCCTCGCCATATATAATATTAGGCACAGAAGCACAGGCAATACGTTGTATTCCACTTATATAAACACAAACAGTCATAGTATAAATATATCAAAATGCCGTCCCATCCCACTGTATGTTTCATCACAATGTGTAAAAACGAATCACATTGTATTCGTACCACCCTTGAAAGTATACACCACCTAATAGATTATTGGGTAGTATGCGACACCGGTTCCACTGACAATACCTGCGAAATCGTGTCCGAATTCTTCAAAGAAAAGAATATCCCCGGCGAACTCTTCATTGACGAATTCAAGGGATTTGACAAACACAAAACTCTCATGTTTGAACGCGCCTATAATAAAACCGACCTCGTTCTCCACTTAGACGCTGACGATTTCCTTGTTGGAAATCTCACCAAGGATATGTTTATGGGTCTATCCGACGACAAGTACAATTTCAATTATGTAAGAGGCCCCTCCAAATTCATTACAAGCAGTCTATACAATAATCGGCTCAAGTGGTTATACGCCGGTGTTGCCCACAACATTATTGTCTGCCTAGACAAACCCAACCATACAACCTCAAACGTCTTCCTCAAGGATGATTTATATGTTGACAACAATGAACGCGGCGCAAGAAAGTTCGACCCAAATAAATATATCAACGACGCGCTTAAATTAAAAGACCAATTCTTCGACACATTATATGAGGACCCCTATGGATTAATGTATCGTTCCGTATTCTACACCGGCCAGAGTTATATGGACTCCAAACATTATAAGGAAGCAATCCAATGGTATACTCTCTATATTCACCTGAAAGATACGTGGGTGGAAGAACGTTTCGAAGCGCACACGCGTCTAGCGAAGTGTATGATGAGCCTCGATTTCCCAGAAGAGAAAATTAAACATCACATCGAACAGGCAATTGCGATTTTCCCCGACCGTGCTGAGCCGAATTATATATTAGGCAAGTACTACAACGGAAAATCGAGGTGTGATTTAGGGTATGGGTATCTTCGCACCGCCTATGAAAAGAATTTCCAAGAAGTGTCCAGCAAATACGTTCTATTTGTGAATAAATACATGTATGGAAAACACGTGTATGACGAACTCTCCGTCGCATGTTATTGGACAAATCGAGGCCAAGAGGGATACGACCTACTTAAACAAATCCTAGATGACCCTGAATTCGAATGGACCCGTGAAAGACTGGTGCAAAACAAACAACATTTCCTGAACAAATACCCAGACTTGGAATTATAGTAATGGGTGTTGATTCGCTACAAAAAATGAATTTATATTTCACGTATAAACTTATTTGGCCATATAAAATCTTATCTAATTGCAACAATGACATTCACCATCCATCTGCTATCGAACGCTCCTTTCAAGACAGACTCTATTTTCAAGGGAACCAAACAGCGCGACAATTATGTGCTTGACGTGCGTGGATTCAACAAGTTGGTAAGCGCCGCGAAAAACTACAAGTTCGTGGATACCTTCCTTAACAATTCATTCGTAAACGAAGAAAAAACCACTGTCGAATTTATTATAAATGAAACTGACAAAGAGATTAATGCATCGACCACGGAAAACACCAAAGACATAATTATCAAGTGTATGGACACATTCCGCCCAGTGATTGACGAGTATGCGGCACTCCTGAAAAACGTTTCTGTGGAATTCTTCCAAGAACAACACGTGGATTTCAATTTGGTTCTCAGTGAAATGTTGAACGACAGTGTATTGAAGTTATGTCTTCCGTTTACCCGGATGTCCAAATTGTTTAAATACAATGACTGGATTCGTGATTTTATCAATGATATACTGAAATATATGATTTCGAGCAGACCGACTGAACTATGTAATAGCAATGGTCGATATACCAAACTTATATCAACCGCTTTCTTGGTGGAAAGACTCGAGGACGAAACCAATGGTGTATATAATGTATGGAAAGAATTTCGTTAAAACCCCTATAAAATTCAAACAAAAAATGGATACTATATGATTATCCATTTTTTATGTGGCCAAATACGCAATTATGTGTTATTTATTAGTGTGAATACAACCCATTTGACCCGTTAATATTAACATCTCTATCTTATCCTCCATACTTTCCTTGATAACTTTTTTGACCTCACTTATGTTTCGAATACACTTATATTTGTTGTCGTCTGATAGCATCTCAGTGCGCTTAATAAAGTCATACATATATTCAATAATATCAATCACTGAGTATCCCCTCGAAATCACATCAAACATTAGCCCAACAGCTGCATATATGTTTTTGTCCATAATATATTTGAAATATTCTTCAAACACATCATCCGATATAGTGGAACATATTTTCACCAACATATCTCGTGTATATTCGGTTTCCCCCGGATTACTGTAAATCACGAGTTTTTCTAGCCACTGTATCATTAGTCTTACATATCCAGTCGAAATGCGTATCAAATAGTCCACTGCCTGGGGAGTCAATGTAATACTTTCCTTCTCGGTAATACGGTGCAATATAATACGCAGACCCTCATCGGTTGTATGCGGAATTTGCATGATTTGGACACGCGATTGCAGGCTTTCAATGACCTTATACAAATTCGTGCACGCGAATAGAAAATGCACATTGTTGCGGTAATTGTCAATGTAATTGCGGAACACCTGTTGACTCTGTTCCTGCATAAAATCCAGGTCGTCCACGATAACCATTTTCTTCTTGCCGCGTATCGAGCATTTTGACCTACAGAACAATTTCATTTCATTGCGATAATACTGGATACCCTGCTCCTTCAGGTTATTAATCATCATTACATTGGTTTCGTATGTGGCAAATTCCTCGCCGCCATAATATTCGCGCATGATGGAGTAAAGCAGCGATGTTTTTCCTGAACTGGGGGGCCCTATAAAAATAATGTTCAGATTGTCGATTTTGAACAACGCATCTAGCATTGTTTGGAAATTGGGTTCGAAACAGAAATCTCTAATAAAATAGGGTTTGTACTTTTGAATAAACTGGGAATCCATCCTTTGTGTGTATATTTCTGTTTTATGTGTTTCTGTGCGATAGTATTTATATAAATATAACTGCACAAATGACATATTATTGTGTATGACATACTACGACGCATTAGGAGTACAAAATAACGCATCCGACGATGAAATCAAGAAGTCATATAGAACACTGTCCTTGAAACACCACCCAGACCGTGGAGGAAGCAAAGAAAGGTTCCAGGAAATTTCGGCGGCGTATGATACTCTGAGCGACCCTGAGAAAAGGAGGCAATACGACTTCGAGTTGCGGATGGGGGGAGGCGGTGGGGGATTGGACCCTTTCGCGGATATTTTCCGGCATGCTGCAACTGCGGGTCGTGGTGGAGGAGGCGGTCCAGCGGATATCTTCAGTGCAATATTTGGTATGGGTTTAGGAGGTATGCCCGGAATGCCAGATATGGGGGGAATGGGTGGTCCAGGGATTCATATTTTCCACGGAGGAATGGGTGGACCTGGAGGAGGAATGGGTCCCGAAATTCTTTTCCAGAGAATGAATGGAATGGATTTAGGCGGAGGAGGACCGGGAGGATTTGGAATCATGAAACCACCGCCTATCAATATTACGATTTCAATGACCTTGCAGCAAGCATATACGGGTCTTTCTTATCCTGTCGAAATCGACCGCTGGGTAATGCAGGGCGACCAAAAAAGGTTCGAGAAGGAATTAGTATATGTCCAAATTCCCGCGGGTATAGATGAACACGAGATGATTGAGCTGCACGACAAAGGCCATATAGTCAATTCCACTGTGCGGGGTGATGTACGCATCAGTGTTGAAATCGACAATAAAACCGAATTCCAGCGCCGAGGGTTAGACTTGCATTTTAAGAAGGTGATTTCCCTGAAAGAGGCATTATGTGGCTTTTCATTTGAACTACTTCATTTGAATGGGAAGAAGTTGTGTATGAACAATACTATGAATACTACGATAATTAAGCCAAATAGTCAAAAGGTGGTGCCGGATATGGGTATGATTCGGGGGGATGCTCGTGGTAAGCTGATAATTGAGTTTGAGGTGGATTTCCCGGCCAGTTTAACGGAGGAGCAAACTACTGCAATCAGAACTGTATTATAATTTTCACAGAACAATATATACATGGGCGGTTTACTTAGTTCTGATAGTAAGGAGGAGGCAGAGTTCACTAATATAGGTCCAACAGATAAACCAAATGATAAAGACCGGCCTGCAGGGATAGGAAATACTAAAGGTACACCGGGAAATACTAAAGGTACACCGGGAAATACTAAAGGTACACCGGGAAATACTAAAGGTACTCCTGGAAATACTAAAGATACAACGGGAGTTCTAGATAGTATTAAAGCTAAAATAACCAGTATGGCTGGAAAAGATGAAAACAAATATAAACCTGACGACCCCCAATCTTCTAATGTTCCGGAATCTGATGATGAGGTAGATAAAAAACAGTTTTATAATACGAAATTAACTACCAAACAACGTCGAGCACTTGACCGAATTAGTGTTGTATCTTCCCCCTCAAGAATGCCATTAGCTATTGTTTTAATACGCTTATTTATTATATTCTTTGACTCTATCGTTCTAAGCGATAATGTTGAATATGAAGAGTTTACCGGCAAAAGATACCCTAAAGGTAAAACGACTAGTAATACTGTCGGAAGTTCCGATAAAGAGGTGCCAGATAATACAAAAAATGCTGCTGTTGCAGCTGAAGCAATAAAGGGTATCGTTGAAGAGGAATTGTCTTCTACGAATGCCACGACTTCTACGGATGCCACGACTCCTACGGATGCCACGACTCCTAAGGATGACAAGTCTTTACGTTGTCGTATTTTTACAAAACATAAAAA